CTAACCATTGAACTGATTGTGTAAATGTTGTTCCTAATATCTCACCAACTAATTGAATCACATCAAGTATATTTATAATACCATCTTGACTTATATCAGCAGTTAATTCTTCTTCCTCTGTCGGTGTTGTTCCTAATATAAAGTTAATCAATGTAATAACATCTGTTATATTTAATTCACCATCAAAGTTAACATCACCATATAATTCTACTTCAAAATCATCTTCAGGTTCTCCTATGTAATCAAAGAACCAACTTAATCTACTATGTATTTTAGAGTACACACCCGGGTACTGAGCATCCGCTCAACCATATCCCCAACTGACTATACCGATTAACTCATACTCCCCATCGGAATTTGTCATAATTAACGGCCCTCCTGAATCTCCTTGACAACTGTCTTCACCACCGTTTCCATCTCCAGCACATATCATATTGTTTGTTATGTCTGAATTAGAGTAGTTACCACAAGAATCATCGATAGGAACATCTACTTCAAGTAAGAAGTTAGAACTATTACCACCACTCGATGTTGCTCCCCAACCCATAACAGTTGACATTACAGGTTCTTCATCGTGTGCAGTATCTGTACATAATTGTATAGGTTCAAAATCTGTAATAGGTTCATCTAATCTTAACAATGCATAATCATTATTCAATGAATTATTACTATATTGTGGATGTATAATTATTTCAACTACATCTCTTGTTTGGTCACCAGTAGTACCATTTACATTATGTAAACCAATAACTACATCTACATTGTTTGGACTTTCACCTTGAACACAATGAGCAGCAGTTACAACCCAATCTTCTCTGACTAATGAACCACCACAAAAGTGTCCACCCCACCATCCACTTGATTGAAGTGATACCATAAATGGATACTTACAATCAGGACACGCTGGGTCTACTTGTGTTCCACCTACAATCATTGGCCACGGCAATTCACCTGGCATCATTGTATGCTGTTCCATTGACATCGGTGTCAAATTTGGGTCGTTTGCTAATGGATTTGAATCATTACAACTATTCATAACCATCAGAATCAATCCAAGTAAACATATTACTTTAAATGTTCTCATTAATAATTTTGTATTCATTTTACCTCTCCTACACTATTTCACAAACACCACCAGCACAAGCAAGTTCACCTTTTAAATCGGTATCATCTTGTTCTTCAGTAATTCGTGCTAAGTTGATGTTCTTTAATGTTTCCACCATTTTGTCATAAGTTGCTTCTTCACAATCTTCAAATGGTGCTTGTTTATAAGTTCCACCATCATAAGGCAGAATACTTAATCCATTGTAAGCATTTTTGTTTTTCCACATCCATTTACCAATATCTTCCCACTCGTGTTCTTTAACTGATATTGTTGCTGATACATTGTGAGTATTCATTCCACCACGATGTCCTTTTTTAACATAGTTCTCACTAATGAATTTTACCCTTTCCAATAATTGAAATGCTGATTCAGTTCTCATTGTAGCTCCCTCAGGTGCTTTTTGTGGAATTGATATAACAGCAGTGTCGTGTGGTCTAAAGTATTCGTCTTCAACTAAATCAGGATGATTTCTTAATAAGTATCCATAAATAGCTTCATTCTTTCCAACCCTTAATCTTCTTATGTAAAAGTCATTATGCCATGCGTGAATACCACTTGATGTTCCTAATGTTAATGATGTTGTTCCGGCAGGTTTTACTGTTGTACATCTAGCTGCTGGATTCACTCCAATTATTTCAGCAACTCTTTTGTTTTCTTCTTTCACTACCTTAGCAGCTTCTGTAACATCTAAGTCATCTAATTTATTCGAAGCGATACCAGTCATTGATACTCCAATCAGAGCATCTTTTTCTGTTGTTCTTTGCCATACAGGCCTTAAATAATGAAAGTCTGTAAATCCAGCTTGTAGTGTTCCAATGAATGCTCCAGCTTTTACTCTTTCATTCAAATCTTCTTGTGATTCAACATTTGAGACATTTACTTCTGTTAAATTACAGAACTGATATGGTCTTAGTGCGATTTCACAACAAGGATTAGTTCCCCAATCTTTATCATTGGTTAGATAAATACCTGGTTCTCCACTACCACTAGCTTTTATCTTCTCCCATAATTCAAAGAAAAACTCTTCTGTAATTTTAGAACGAACCAAAGCAGCTGAATTGTTTGCTCTCCCTCGTTGAGGATTTGTTTCCCACCAATTTCCATACTTAGATGAAATCATTGAATCATCATCTGCAGAAAACAGAGCAATCAGAGCAGCTCTTCTTATCCCACCAGCTAACACAGCATCAGCTATGTGACATACAATATCATGAACTTCTAATGTAGTTAGTTTATCTCCATTTTCTTTTGTTGCCAATATACCATCTATCTTAACCAAACACTCTTTTAATGGTTGAGGACCTGGTGCTTTACCACCACTTGTAACCAACTCAGCACCCTTTGGACGAATATCTGAAAAGTCAAAATGAATATGTGAACCACCATAGAAATAAGATTTAATTAATACTTTAACAGCATCAGCCCAACCTTCGATTGAATCACTAATTAAATATCTTCTTCTTCTTTTAAAGTTCGGTAAATGTATTTCAGGTAATTGTTCTACATGATGTTGTTGAACTGAATAACCAACACCAGTTCCACCTAATAATAAAAACATTACTTCCGAAAATGATTGCCAATTATCAATTGGTAGAAATGCACAATTGTAAACTCTGTTTGGTGAGATTTCAATTGGTTTACCAGCGAACTGCATACTCCTCATTGATGGTAATACTTTTTTATCTGTTACGAATTTGTAAGCTTTATCTATTTGTGATTTTAATTCTGGATATTTTTTGATGTGCATTTGTTTGTTTCGTTCCACCAATTCTTTCCAAGTTTCTCTTCTTTTCTTTTCAGGTAAATACCTCGCGTACTTCATATAAACCGTAATATCTGACAATATTTTTGTTGAAATATCCATTTCTCTCACTCTCCTCTGTCTTTTTTGTGATATAAATCAAAACCTTTTGGTTAGGTATTTATAAATATCACTTTAATAATTTCTTCTTGATTTTTTTATTCAAATAGTAAACATAAATATTCTTTGGTTTAGTTTTGACTGGATACACATCTGGATCTCCAGCTTGATACCTTCTTTTTAAAGTTCTACCAAATGTTCGTTTACTTTGATTTAATGAACGATTGTGTCTCAAAACACCATCAACCATTAATTTACTTCCAGCTCCCGTTTGTCCTAAATAATGGAAGTTACTTGCTTTATATATAACTCCACTATGTCCTTCTTCTAAGTCAGCAAATGAAACAATAACTTCTATATTAGTATTTTGTCTTGTCCATTTGTGACATTTTGATATAAAATAACTTTCTGCATTTTTTGGTGTATCATCAATACAAACAAATCTTCTTAACTCCCAACATCTATCAGGATTAATTGGATTATATTTTTTAGCCGTAGCTGGCATTGATGGATAACAATACATAGCAGCACCAATCATTTCTTTATCGAAACCAAACTTACCCTCACGAAACATAGCAAAACATTGTATATGTTGTACTCCGTTTGTACTGTGAGAATAGTGATGTTTCTCAATGAACTTAGATATTATTCTTCGTTCTACTGGTTCTACTATGAAATCAGTTACTTTCACTTTTTCTTTTTTCTTTTCTTTTTATCAAACTCATCAGCTGTTGATGATACAGTCCAATAATCTTCCGGTATGTATAAATGATTTGGATATATATCCCATTTTTCTACAGGAGTTTTATCTGTCTCATCTGACATTCTAAAACCTAATGATTTTTTATTTTTTGGCATTATTCACTCTCCCAAGCTTCGTTTACATTCGGTGTAGATTTATCATCACCTCTATATGTTCCATCTTTTTTACGAGCTCTTTTTCTTTTCTTTGGTTTTGGTTTTTCCATTAAGTCTGTTATTGGTGTTCCAAAAACTAATTCTTTTAACTCTTGAACCCATTCTTGAAATACCTCTAAGTCTGTTTTTTTCTTACTCATTATTTCTCCTATTCATATGTTCAGTATATAACTCTGATACATCTTTTCTTTCCTTCAATATTCTTAACCACTCATCAATCGGTATCTGTTCTGATAACCACATTGATAAATATTGTTCTGGTGTTGTACTACTCATAATTATTTACCTCTATTATTTCTCCCAAATCAAATGCGTATGCTAAATCATCTTTATATTCAACTACATTTCTGTCTTTTACTTCTACTAACATAGTTGGAGGATTTTTAGAATATGCTAATTGAAATTTTATGTGAGTAAAGTGATTACCTTCTATTCTTCTCCTCCAATAGTTAGTAAAATCTCTATACTCTGTTGTTTTAGTTCCATTATATATTCTTTCAAAGTATTTTCTCTTCAATACTAAATGTAATACTTTATTCATCTGCCATCAAATCCTCATATCTATTTGATAACATTTTTTTCATAAGATTATCTCTATTATCTATTTTTCCTTGTTGTTCTTTACCACCAACAGAATTACCCTCATAGATTTCCATTTTACCAGTGTTGGTATTTACCTTTGCTGGGAATGTCATACCATCAGGACCAAATCTGTTTTTAATTACATGGAATCTACCTGTATTACCAATCTTATCTTCCACTTTTCTACTTAATGACATTACAAAATCTGCTGTCATTATCTTTTGATATGATTCTGAAACCTTAGTAGCCTCAATCACATCTTCATCTAATGCTGAACGATTAGCTTGTGAAGCCGTCCAAACAGGTATTTGAAACTCACCAGCCAATCCTCTTAAATCTTCATAAATGTTACCAAGTGCATGTCTTACTTCTTTAGAACCACCTGTATCTTTCAATATATCAGCATAATCCACAACCACCATATCTACTTCTGTTCCAAGTGTTGTGATTCTTTTCAGATGAGCTGATAAGGTATTCACACTAGCAGACTTGGTTGGATAATACTTAATAACCAAATCACCTTTAAGTTTTTCCATTTCACTCTGAACATCATCTTTATGGTACTTTAAGTTTTGATTTGCAATACCTGTAAATATACTATCATATCTTAAACCAACATAAGCCTCATTTAACTCTAATGAATAATGAACTATATGTCTTCCCTTTTTCATTGAGTTAGCACCAATTGCAGCCAACACCCAAGTTTTACCAACACCAGCAGGTGCTACAATCACACCAAGTTCACCACCACCTAATCCACCTTGAGTCAAGTCATCTATAACATCCCAACCAGTTGGAACTGTTGTTCTAGCAGTTTCTGAATATCTATCTTCAATATGTTCAATGTATTCGTGTCCGATATTTCTTTCAGTTCCTGCATTTAAAGCATCATCTACCAATCTTTTGATTTGTTCAAAATCACCTTTTGATTCCATTATTTCAACTGATTGAACAATTGCATTCTTTAATGTTTGATTCTTGAAAAAGTCAAGAGCTTTATCTTCAACAAAATCTAAATCAGGTGATTCCAAGTGTCTGAATACTTCTTTTAAATTTTCAACTATAGCGACTTTCAATACATCGTTATCAACTTCTTGTGTTTTTACTTTAAATACATCAAGTGTTATACACTTTCTATATTCATCATAATATTTTTTACATTCCTTTACAACCCATTTTAAACTATCACTGTCATAATGTTTTTCATCTAATATATCATGTATTTGTTCTAAAAAGGTTTGGTTTTTCATTAATGCAGAAATGGATTTTATCTGAAATGTATGTCCGAAATCTGTTAATTTATCCATTTAATCCCCTAAATCTATCTAATCTTACAAACTCCATAACCCAACTATCAAAGTTTTTTATGTTTGATTGTAATTTATCCTTTATAAACATTGTTTGAAATCTATACTTAATCAGTTGTGGAACTTTACCATTTACAGCACCTTGAATTTTCATCTTAGTATGGTTTGGTATGTCTACATTGTTTAGTTGCATAAGTAAATAATTTCTCTTTAACAAGTTACTACTTTTTTTTATATTTTCCAAGAGTTTTATTTTAGAATCTGAATTATTTACAAATTTTATTAAATCCATAGCTGTAAAATCTTCGTCTTCTGCAATTTGTGGAATGTATTTTATCAATGATTTCAAACCAGCTCCCATCACCCCATTGATGTTATCTGATTTATCTCCATCTAAGATTCTATATGTTAACATATTTCTTGATGGTATTCCAAACTCTTCCAAAACTGCTTGTTTATTATATAATTTCTTTTTTGTTGGACTCCATACCTTCACTCTATCATCAACTAATTGAATAAAATCTTTATCTGTTGACATTAATATACAATCACTTTTTGGTAGTAATTGTTGAGATATATAAGCCATCGTGTCATCTGCTTCAATTCCATCAATTGAAACTAATGTTAATGGTAGTTGTTCTAAATACTCAATCAACCTACCCATCTGTTGTCTCATTGAAGCTTGTTCATCTTGAGGAGCTGTTCCCCAATCAACATTTCTATTTAATCTTCGTTTAACTTTACGAGTACCTTTGTATTCTGGATATATTTTTTGTCTTCTTTTACTTCCACCTTTTCCGTCAAACACAATGATACAACGAGATGGTTTTAATATATCACAACTATATCTAACTGATTTCATAAAACCAACCATACCACCAATATGTAATCCATCTTCATTTAACGCAGGATTAACTGCAAACGACCTGATAAATGTATTCAGGCCGTCTACAATCAATACTCTGTCGTTTAGATGATTTACAGCTTTGTGTGTATCATCTTTAGTCTGGTCTAAAAAAGATAAATATTTTTCATTTAAGTCTTTTTTAGAGTTCATCCACTACCTCATCGGTTTCTGTTACATCATCAATACCAAGTTCCTTAGAATCATATTTAAGAATACAAGCTTCACAGATTCGTGAATAACAATAATCTTTCAATTCTGAATTAGTTAACATTAACTCTTCAAAATCTTTAGATTGAAATTTGTATTCTTTTATTAATTCACCAGTTTCAAGGTCACAATGTTGTAATGTATACCAAGCACCACCAACTTTACATATTTTGTGTTCTTTCATTACTGTTAACCAACTATCAAAATCAGCAATACCAGTATCAAAATACAATGGAAACTCTGCAGTTCTCATTGGTGGACCAAGACGATTCTTAATCACTTGTCCTTTTATCTTAATACCAATAGTATTCTTACTACCATCTTTGATTTGTCCAACATTTTTGAATCGAACACGAGTTGATGAATGGAATGGAAGAGCCTTACCACCACTTGTAGTCCATGGGTCTCCAAACATTACACCTAACTTTTGTCTCAATTGATTTGTGAAAACCAATGCGACTTTTTGTCTAGCTATCATTTGAGTTACTTTTCTCATCGCTTTTGATATGATGATTGCTTTGGCTGTTGCCCAACCATCTTTATCAAAGTCAGCATCCATTTCCACTTTCGTAGAAGCAGCCGCTAATGAATCAACCAAGATTGTAACTAACTTGTCTTTATTTGATTCTCTGATTTTAGTAACAATTGTTTCAATAGTATCAAATATCTCTTCAACAGTTTCCAAATGTACATATAACATTTTAGTAGTATCCACACCAATAGCTCTCAAGAACTCTTGAGATACTGCTGATTCTGTATCTATATAAACTGCTATACCATCTTTCTTCTGTGTTGAAGATAACAAATGAGAACCAATTAAAGATTTACCACTACCTTCTAAACCATTTAATTCAGTAATCTTACCTACAGCAACACCACCATTTGGTCTATTAGCAATTGCTAAATCTAATATTGTTGAACCAGTCGAAATAAAATCAGTAACATCAGTTGGATTTGCACCCTCGTCAAGAAAGTAAGCAACCTTTTGATGTTTGAACTGTTTATTTAATTCATCGGCAATTATCCCAGCCAATTCGTCTTTTTCTGACATATCGTTCTCCTATTATGTAAAGAGTGAGAGAGTGATGCTATGAATACTTGTATTCAATGTGAGAAGTTTCATATGTGAAATGTGCATCCCACTCATTACAATTTGTTGTTATTGATTAATTATTGAACAAGTTATCAAATGCATCTGAAACATCAGCTGTAGATTTAGTAGCTGTTTGTTCAGCAACTTTCTCAGTAGTGTTTGTTGGAGCAGTTGTTTCTGCTTCATCAGATGGATTCAAAAAGTTCTGTAAAACTTCTTTCAACTCATCATAAGTTGGTTCATTGTAAAGTTCTACTAAATCAGATTGATTATCCATAATGCTTGTAAGTAATGTAGCATCATCAGTAATCGGTGTCTGATTAGGTTTAACCCTTACAGTAGTTTTACCATATTGATTTCCAGCCTCAGCAGGAGTCTGTCTTTCAATACCAATATCTCTACCATTAGTAGCATCAGTAATGTCACCATAATCAGGATCAGCAATTACACCAAGTAACTCTTGATATACTGTTTTACCGAATCCCCAAAATTTAACACCTTCTGATTCTTTACCACGAACTACAACTGGTGCAAAGGTTCTCATTTTAGGTTCAAGTCTTTTACCTTGAATCCATTCGTCTTTATTACCTGTTGATTTTAGTTTGTCAGCAAATTCAGCTACTGGGTCTGGTCTTCCAAATGAAAGAGGTGAAAGGTAAGTTTTATTATTACCTAAGTTATAATGAAAGAATAACTCAATGAATGGGTTATCTTTATTATGTTTGTAAGGAACAACACGAACAACTTGTTTACCTGGTTCAGGTTTCCAAAAGTTATCTTTTGTATTTGAAGTTGATTGTAGTGTTGCTAGTTTGGATTTGATTGCGTCTATATCCATTTTGTATTTCTCCTATGTGTTTTATTATTTATCGTTTATTATTTTATGGTTAAATCGTATAACCATATAACCTATTTTTTATACTACATATAATATATATCAAAAATGCAATATAAGTCAAGCTTTTTTTTAATTATTTTCAATTTTTTCTATTTTAAATATTCTTGTATTGATTTTATTCAATCCTTCAGAATTTGTTACCATCAACATATTCTTGAAGTTTTCCCAGGGTATCATAAACTTTGAGTCCATGACACCATTGTTTAAATTCTTTATACATTCATTTAATGCATTTATTGTATACAATGTATTGGAATGTTTTTTTCTATGAAGAGATATTGTTCCTTCTACTTTATTATAATCGATACCATCATTTGTATCTACATTATAAGTACAGATTAATTCATTTACATTGTTTTCATTTTGTAATACATATACTTTACTGAATATGATTGTATATGCGTCAACGATTTTCTTAATTGTTTCATCAAGATTATCTTTTGTTGTGAATGTTGCTAGTAGTTGTGATTTCATTATTCTAAACTCTTTTGAAGATTATCAATTTTTTTCTGAACATTTTGTTTTTGTTTATCAGATAAGTTGGGGTCTCTTAATTTTATTTTTTGAATATCAATTTGTTTTTTAGCTGAATCTTTTCTTATTTTTTGTCTAGCTTCATCAATAGTTTCATCTACTTCTGATTGTTCTTCTATAGTAGGAACATTTTGTCCACTTTTAGTAAAATGTTCTTTCATATACTTTCTTTCAGGACCAGCTGATAACCTATTACTTCTTGGTCTACCGTCACCACCACCAAATCCATATCTATTCATCCACTTATCAAATGGTGGATTATTCCAATCTATATCATCAGGATTATCTGGTAATTCTATACCTTGAGCTTTCCAAGCTTTTTTTAATTCCTCATAGTAATTAGGATTTCCGTCTTTACCTTTTTTTGGATTTCCTTCAATTTGTTCTCTCATCTCTTTTTTGTTGGGATGTAAATAATTCCAAGCTTTCATCATAGCGTTTCTTTCATCATCGTCAGCTTCACTTATTCTTTTTTCAGTAAGTGAAGTAAAGTCACCAAGAAGATATTTCTCTCTATAATGTTTATTTAAAGCTTTTGCTCTTTCATTTTTATAAACTTTTTCTAATTTTTTAACTTCTTCAGCCTCTTCAGACATAGCTAATCTTTTTCTAGTCGCGTTTAATAATTTATCATCAATCAAAGAAGATTTAAATTGATTTACAGGACCAACCATTAAATCTAAATTACTTGTAAAATCATCTAATTTTTGTTGTTCTTCCTGAACAGTAGTTCCGTTTCTTTCAGCTTCATCTTTTGCAGAACTATAAGGTATTCTATGGTCTGGTTCACATATACTTAATTTCATTGGAACACCTGTCACTACACACTTACCATCATTTTTTAAATACAATCTAATTAACTCTCTAACCCTTTTATATCCAGGACTTTCAGGATCTAAACCAGGTTCACCTCTTTTGAGTTTTGTTACTTTTGTTAAATGTGGGTGAACACCACCACCTTTAGCTAAAAATCTAATCAAATTCTCAAACTCTTCTTCACCTAATTGTTCTTTTAAATAATCTATAGATTTATCTAAAGTTTCATCATTTATTTCTCTTTGTGTTACATTTGGATGAACATAAGGTTCTTCATTAAATTCTTCACCTTTTTCTTCAGCTGCTTTTCTTCTAGCGTCTTGTTCCATTCTTTTTTCTGTAAATGTTTGTAAATCTTGGACTTGTTGTCGTGTAGGTGTATTACTACCAGCACCACCTTGTGTTCTAACATCATCAGCATTCTTAACAATAAAATCTAAATCTTCTTTTACTTCTTTATCTATTTTAGTCTTTTGTTGTTGTTGTTCAGAGCTACCAACCTTTGACTTTTGTTTATCATCTTTTGTTTTTTCTTCACCATCTTTATCTTTTTCTTTATCATCAAATGGATTAGCATCAATTTTCATAGGTGGTTTGGTTTCTTTTTCAGGTTCTTCCTTATCACCTTTTGCAACTAATTTTCCATCTACAGCTTGATGTGAAGATTCACCACCTTCTTTTCCATAAGCACCTTTTCCAAGATGAACTAATCCCATCTTTTTAGCTTTTTCTTTTTCTTTGTCTGAAAGTCCGCCATCCTCATTGATTAAATTTTGAATAACTTCATAAATAACTTTATTTGGTAAATTCAATTCTTCCATTGATTCTCTAAGTTCGTGGATGTGTTGTGCGTTTTTTGGATTAGGCATTCCATTGTGAACACGATATGCCCATTCTACTAAAATCTCTTCTATGATTTCTGAAATATTTGTCATATTATAACCTCTTTGTAATGTCTTGCATTTCACCATAATTTAAACCCATTTTGGATTTGGTGTAATGTTTGTTTTCTTCTAAAATTGATTTTATTTCTCTCAAAGTTTCCACTCCATCTTGGTTTGAAAAGTCAAATAGGAAACTATCATATCCATATAAAACCAATTTTGTCTTCTTCCCTAATAAATAGTCTTGAATTAATAAAATCTTCTTAATATTTGATTCTGTCTCATAAGCCTGAATTAAATAGTTAAAAACCTTATTTCTATTCATATCTTCATAGTTCTTAAATAATAGTTTCCGTCTATAAATATCAGTATAAACTAAATTGTGAGTATTTATTTCATTCCACTTCTTATTTATATAAGTATGAACTTTATCAAAAAATGGAACTTTTTCTCTTGTTTCTTTGTCAACTCCACCATATAATAATTTAAATGTTCTTTGTTTTGATTCCTCATATGAACACTCATAGTGTTTAGCCAAGTGCTCGTGAACTGATTCTTTACCAAAATCATAATCAACCAAGTCAGCAATCAATCTCAAGTGATATGCATCAAAGTCAAATTCTATCAATGAATCATTTTCTGGTACTATAGCTTTTCTCTTTTCAGGTGGTAAAGCAGCAAAATTTACAGAACCAAATGAATTACTTGGACGACCTGTTGTTGTCCATAGATTATAGTTTGAATATAGTTTCCCATCTGATATATGTTTCTTTACTCTTATGTCAAATATATCACATACATCATCTGAAACTTTAACACCATTCTTTTCAATTGAACCAAACGCTTTAATTGCATCATTCATATAATCATCATTCTCACCTGTATATGCTCTAGCCATTCCCTTATAAATGTCACTACAATACTCATTATGTTTACATAAAGGTATGATTTCGTTAAGTTTTTTAACATTGTAGAACTTATTATTCAAGAAATCTATTGCATTATTACGAATATTATTATCAAATGGTTTACCTGTTTCATTCCACCATATGAAATTTTTATCCACAACATCTTTAAATTCATAGAAATGATTCAATAGTTTTTTATCAGGTGTTTGAATAAATTCTTCATCTAACCACTTATAATCTTCCATAAATTTATCTGAATCAGGATGTTTTTCTATTATAAAGAATGGTTCTTCTGCAGATTCTGGTTGAACCCATAGAGCTGATAATCCATTGTTTTCGTGTAATGGATGTAGGTTTGGGTCTTTAAATATGGGTATAACATTATACATCGTATCTTAATATATAACCTTTTTATGAGAAAAACAAGCTTTTTTTATTTAGACTTTTGTATAGTTTGGATCCATATAGGGTTGACCACCTTCTGGTCCAGGTGTAACTTGTCCGCTAAAATATTGTTTTAACCAATAGATTTTGTCAGCAGTATCTCCCAATAAAAGTAGTTTACCATCTGCATCAACAAATAATTGATATTTACCATCCGTCTTTAATATTATTGGTTTCAATGTAACCTTAATATGTATTTGCTCAGTTGCAAGGCTTACCATATCTAGGATTCCTTTTTCCGACATCCAATTGGATATTCCCTCTTTCATCTCTTCATCAAATGATATTGCACCTCCTCCTCTACCACCAATAATATTAAATCGTTGGCGTCTGAATATTCCGTTTTGTTGAATCCCATCTTTAAACATATCTTCATCAAATTCATCGATTGTTTTAAAATCAATACCGTATCCATAATTAAGATTTTTAGTAGTAAAACCTTCCAAGTTTAATGTTAAATCAGTTATATGGGCCTGGAGGACATCTAATGGTAACACACTATCTGTAAAATAACCATCATTAACAGTAAAAGCTTCTGTAATTCCTAATGTATTTAAAGCATCAACTGATAATCTTACTCTTGAGCTATTTACATTTGTTCCTGATCCATATTTGTTTGTAAATTTATTTAATCTAAATTGAGTTTCCAAATTAGTAAACCACCCATCGGAATTTACATTATGAATAACTTTCATAGTCTGCACATAAGTATTTTTTAAATACATTTTAGGTAAATAATCGACCCGAAAAGTATCTCCTGGAACAATAGACCCTATACCATACACATTTAATGATAACTCAAATGGTAACAAATTTGATTTATCTTTTCTAGTTGACTCTACATTCTCTACCATATCAAAATATTGTGGAATGGTGGGAGCAATTATAAGACCTCGCGCAATTAGTGCATTTTCATTTCTTTTTTTTAAATTTTGAAGTCTTTTAGTAGAATTTGACGAAGTTGTTCCACTATTTACATTTTTAGCATAACTACTTTTCTTCCTCATATTAGGAATGAATAGAGATCCTCCTGTAAGAGAAGTCTTAGCATTAAAACTATCTGTTGATAATATTGATTCTACAGCATTAAATACACTATAGTCGTCAGCTAATGGTTTCAAATTTAGTGATTGTTCTAATCTATAATTTCCAACATCTGGTTCATAAATTACTGATAAGGCATCTGGATCTACAGAATTTATAGCTTTAGCTGTATCTACATCTAAATTAAGTGAAAATAAAGTTGAATCATGACCCATAGCTTGAATTGCATACATGTTCCCAATATTTCCTGATGGCAGTTTAAATGATAAATCATAATCTTTTACTATTGACCCAGGTTGAAAAATTTTAAAAGTAAATAATTCTTTTTCTTTATCTTCATAAACTGTTACATCTTTACCTTCTTCAGAATCAACATAATTCACATCAATAACTTTAATCTCATCATCAGTATCACCAGCTACTAATTTTAATTTAAAAAACTGATGAGAGGATTTATTTAATTTATCTAATAGAAGTTCTATTGTTTTTCTTACATCTTTATGTTGATTAAATACATCTTTTACCAGGTCAGTTTTGATAAAGATTTCTCTTAATGGTATCCTATTTCTATCTAAATCATCTTCATAGGATACATGTTCTTTTGGTAATTTCTTTTTTTGAGAATTATATGAACCGGGATCAGGGCTAGAACCCCAACCCAAAGGATATAAAAAATCTGGTTGAGC